AGCGACGACATTCTAGTCGAAGCTTTACAGGCAGTAATAGAAGAGATAGAAGATAGGATGCACGATAAATTACAAACCTTCCAAGATTCTTTTTTCGGCTCAGTTGGATCAATGGTAAAAAAAGGAAAAGACCTTGACCCAATGAATAACATTAGGAAGGCTGCAAAGACTGGAGACTGGACATCAATGCTAGTCGAATATGCAGCAAATAAGTCAGGCTTAAGCGCATTAATGCCCCAAAAACAGACACAGGAAGGGGTAAACCAACCAAAAGAAAGCGTAAAGTTTGGGTTAAAGTAGTATAAATATATATAATATATATGTATGTATGGTAGTTTAGGTATACGTCGGCTTATTTTTTTTCTTAAAAAAAGCGAGTGGTTTAAATATTACTTTCTATAATAAGAATTATCACAAGTATTTAGGGGTTTATCTGAAAAGGTTGCATACATACATACATTATATATACTGTAACCTTTAGGTAATTATGGGAAAAAGCGAACATTGTCCAAATTGTGGTTTACAATACAGAATTTGGATCCAGAAATTAGAACAGCAAATATGCGACGAATGCAATCCGAAAGAGTTTAAAGAATTGCATAAAGAAAACGTAAGGCAACATAAGAAGCGTTTCATAGGACAAGAACATATAACAGAACATACGTTCTTTCCTACAGAGAAAAAACCTACAAACTATAGAGATGCTAGGGGCGAATATAGGAGGACACAAAAATGACTGAACCTAAATGCTTAGTTAATTGTACGATACCTGTTAAGCTAAGAGACTTTCTAAAAGAGAAAGGGATCAACAGAAGCGAACTATTTAGAAAAGCAGCATTAAGAATGACAGAAGGGGAAATATGTCCTTACTGTTATAATACTAATATTGACGACGTACCTAAAGGATTAATATGTAGAGATTGTGATAAATGGTTAAAGTTTAATCACTGTCCATTATGTAAAGCCAGTCATAATCTTATGTCGGGAGTAAGGGATATTAATGGAAAAATAGGCTGTGATGCATGTCCAGAAGAAGAAGAAAAAATGATTAATGTGGTATTTGGTAATGAATTGTAAGCGATGTGGTGATTGGTTTAGACGTAGAAGATCCCCAGATAAGAAACACTGTAAACATTGCTATACATTTATAACGGCTAAGCATTAGCCATGTATGGCACCACGCAGAAAGAGTCCTCGCAGAAGGGCAAAAAGAACCTTTGTCATATCGGCAATAGAAGGAGGCGCAGCATTGTCACTTATGCAATCAACAGGCGCAGCAATAGCAGTACAACAAGCATTGAAAGGAGATATAGTTGAAGGAGTTAATACATTAAGTACTAACATAAAAGCCAACAAATCCATTATTCTAGGGACTCTCGGAGCGGCCGCAGTCGGTAAAGTAGCTGCCAAATCTTTTTCAATCGGACGATTGGCTAAATTAGGGCCAGTCGCAGTTAAATTATAGGTAATTAATTATGGCACAAGGACTACAAACCAGAACTTACACATTAGCAGGAAGCTCAATAACAGCAGGTACTTTCACAAGTATTAGTCAGTTATTAGGAAGCGCACAAAGTACAACTAACCCAGAGGGTATGTCAAAGGTTGTTAGAATATCATTATCATGCTCACCCCATGAAGATGCAAATACAGACGGAGTTAGCGTTTTTAAATTTGCAGGTGATGGTGTTAAAGTACAACAGATATTTGCAGGACCTTCATGGTCTATACAAGCAGCAGGACCTCTAGCCGGTAATAATGGTCAACCTATAGTAATGGAAAGCGCCAGTGGACTATTCGATATAATTGCAGGTAACCAAATAGACTTTAGTGTATCCTGTACAACAGCTGAAACTGTTGACGTAGCAGTAAGTATAACCTACGCACCGTAGACATGATTAGTGGCGCAGGAAACCCAGTTGGGGGATCCTTTACTGGGCCAGCGGAAGCTCTAGAGACTATAGGAGACCACGCTTATGCATATTCAGGCTTTCATACAGCAGCCAATACCACAAATGGTAAAACAGTATTAGATTTTACTACTGGTAATTATTATTTTGTTGGTCAATTAATATTTAATGGCTATACTGCACCTAGCGAGCCTACTTATGGGGATGATGGTACTTGTGAATTAAAATTAAACAATTCTATTATTGCAGCTCTTAAATGTGGAACAGCATCGGAAGTAATGCCTTCTAATGTTAAAGCAGAAATAGTAATTAATCCATATACTAAAGTTGAAGTTGCTATTAAGGCTGAGGGATCAAACTCAGACATTGGCTCTACTGTAATATTAGTAGGTAGGATATACAGGACTAGAGATTAATGCCCACTGAAAGAGAACGTGAGTATTACCGTATGGGTTTTAGGGATGGTCAAAAAGCCGCACTTCCTGACTTACCACCGATCGGTAGAGACCCCGGAAGATGGTACATGGAAGAAGCCACTAAACCCAAAAAACGTAAACTATCAGCCTGGAATAAGTTTGTTAAGAATAAGCGTAACCACATAACATATAGAGACGGGAAATTAAATTTAAAGAAAATGGCAGTTGCATTTAGACGCAAACAGAGACGTTAATGTGGGACAGGTATCTAGACAGTGAAAGAAGTTTCGAACAGTTGGTCATTCGTATCATCGTCATTTCTTACATTATTGAAAAAGGTCTTGCGTCGGGAGTAATGCCATGAAAATACAGGCATTAATCGGTATTCCTATTGCATTATTCGGGGTGAAATGGCTCCAGAATCAAGTTATTGATGAAAAACCAGAAGATATTAAACCTTTAATTCCAGAACCAACAGATGTACCAGCTAGACCAAAGCAACGTGATGACGGCACGTTTTTCGGGTTATAATGCCTTACGCTCTTATTCCAGATGGTTACACCTTAAAGAAGGTTACAAAGGATCAAAAACAGGCAGTAGATGATTTAAAATGGAGTGAAGCGTTAAAAGGATTTACAGGCGCTAATAACAGCAGTATTTTTTTAGTTGCTGCATTAGGTACTGTAGGTTTTTTGGCATTATCACAATTTAAGATTCCTAGTTTTAGTTTAACACAAAGTTTTGCTAATACTTTCCCTCAACTTTCAGCAATTTTTGGAATTACAAGAAAATCGGAAATGTCACCAGAACAGGCAGAGAAATTAAGAAGATATATGACTGAGGGCGCGGCTGCCGTTGACCCCGATGTTAGCATATGGGTACAGCGTGCATTTCCAACACCAGAACAAAAAGAAAAACAAACCTTTGACTTTTCTCAATTTGGATTTTAAGATTAACGGGGCCGTCAGCTTTTTCCTAGTCTGTCTCTAAATAACAGGCCCCAATGTTCTTTTATGGAAATAGAACCAATAACATTGCTAGCATATGCAATAATCTGGACAGTCTTTTATTTTTTTCTGTCTAATTATATTGCTGAATTAAGTAGGAAAAAGTGGACTACATGGGTACAATCTGAGGAAAGCGACGACATTCTAGTCGAAGCTTTACAGGCAGTAATAGAAGAGATAGAAGATAGGATGCACGATAAATTACAAACCTTCCAAGATTCTTTTTTCGGCTCAGTTGGATCAATGGTAAAAAAA